ACCCCCAGGACCGCAAGCTGTGGGAAGCCGCCGCCTTTGAGCGCGAGTGTTCCGAGGCTGCTGCCCAGCGCGCTGGCAAGACCGCCCAGGGCATCATGGTGCCCAACGAGGTGCTCCGTCGCGATCTGATCGTTGGCTCCTCCTCCGCTGCTGGTGATCTGGTCGGGACCGACTTCCGCCCCGGTTCGTTCATCGAGCTGCTGCGCAAGAAGTCTGCTCTGTCCGGCCTCGGCGTTGCATCGCTGACCGGCCTGTCCGGCAACGTGGCGATCCCCCGCCAGACCGGCGCTGCTACCGCCTACTGGGTGGCTGAGTCCGGTGCTCCCACCGAGAGCAACCAGACGGTTGACCAGGTGAACATGTCGCCCAAGACGGTCGGCGCCTTCACCGATTACAGCCGCAAGCTGATGCTGCAGTCCAGCATCGACGTGGAGCAGATGATCCGCCAGGATCTCGCCACCGTGCTTGCGCTGGAAATCGACCGCGTGGGTCTCTACGGCCTGGGCAACACCAACCAGCCGCTGGGCATCAAGCTGACCACCGGCATCAACACGGTGAACTTCGGCGCTGCCACCCCCACCTACGCCGAGGTGGTGGACATGGAGAGCCAGATCGCCAGCGACGACGCTGACATCGCGGCTATGTCCTACCTGATGAACGCTGCCATGCGCGGCGCTCTGAAGACCAAGGACAAGGGCACCGACACCGGCGCCTATGTGTTCGAACCCGGCGGCACCGTCAACGGCTACGGCGCCACGGTGAGCAACCAGGTGGTGACCGGCGACATCTTCTTCGCCGTGTGGAACCAGCTGATCATGGGCATGTGGTCTGGCCTGGATCTGACTGTGGATCCTTACACCCACAGCACCAGCGGCACCGTTCGCGTGGTGGCTCTGCAGGATGTGGACTTCGCAGTCCGTCACCCCGAGAGCTTCTGCCGCGGCGCTGACACCCTCTGATCTGATGGAGCTGGGGCGGTCTAACGGCCGCCCCTTTAACCCATGAGAATTGAGATCCTGAAGACAACGATGGCAGGCGGTCAGCTCGTAAGAGCTGGTGAAACTGTGGAAGCCCTAGCGGCTGATGCACGTCTGCTGATCGGGATGGGCAAGGCGATCGCAGCTACTGTGGCTGAGGAGATCAAGCCCGAGCCCCCAGCTCCTACCAAACGCAAACCCCGCACCAAGGTGACCCCCGATGGCGATCTTCCAGCAAACCTTTGACAAGCTGCAGCACTTCCCGCTGCACCCTGTCGCCTCTGAAACTGCGACCTTCACCGGCGCCACCACCAACATCGCAGACCTCAAGGACTTCGATGGCGACATCCAGGTGATCCTGGACTCCGGCGCTGCCGCTGCTTCCGGCACCATGACCGGCAAGCTCCAGCACAGCGACACCACCACCGGCGGCGACTTCTCCGACGTGACGGGTGGCGGCTTCACCGCCGTGGCTCAGGCTGCCAGCAAGCAGGTCATCACCCTGAACCGCGATGAGCTGAAGCGCTATGTGCGTTTCGTCGGCACCATCGCTGCCAGCGGCACCACCACCTACTCCGTCAACGGCTTCGGTCTGAAGAAGTACGGCTGATGGCTCTGACTGAGGATCTGAATCTGTTCCTCAACGATTTCGGCGTCACTGTCACCAGTGGCGCCGTTTCGGCATTGGGCATTCTTGACATGCCGTCGCAGGTGCTCGCCGGCGACATGGTGCTGAGCACTGACTACACGCTGACCGCGCGCTATGCGGACTTCGGCGGACTGGTCTACGGCGACGGCGTGACGGTCGATGGCGTGAATTATCAGGTGCGCGAGACGCGCCGAATTGATGACGGGATGTTCGTCGAGATTGGCCTGATGAAGCTGGCGCCTGAGGCGACAGCACCTGGTGGCCAGCCGCGTGAGTTCGGCCTGCAGGATCTGACGGACGTGAACATCACCAGCGCGCAGCAGGGCGATGCGCTGATCTACGACGGCACAGAATGGGTTGACACCAACGAGATCGACGGCGGAGGCGCCTAATGGCCACGACGCGACAGCGGATCAAGCTCAGGCGTGACACGGCTGCCAACTGGACGGCGGCCAACCCGGTGCTCGCGGCCGGCGAGGTGGGCTACGAGACCGACACCAAGCAGGCGAAGGTTGGCAACGGCAGCAGCGCATGGACGGCGCTGGAGTATGCGCCATGGAACCGGAACCCCACGCTGCAGTCGATCCAGCTGCTGACCACCGGCGGCAATGCCGACACCGCCGGCGAGCTGGCATGGAACGCGGATGAGCAGACGCTGGACGTCGCCAAGGGCGGCGGCACGGTGCTGCAGGTGGGGCAGGAGCTGAGCTTCCTTGTTCACAACGGCACAGCCAGCACGATCCCCAACGGATCCGCGGTGATGTATGCCGGCACCAACGGCAACAGCGGCCGGCTGTCGGTGGCGCCAATGGTTGCTGATGGCAGCCTGCCGGGCTATGTGTTCATCGGTGTGCTGACTGAAAGCATCGCGGCGGATGCGGATGGCTTTGTCACCACGTTCGGCAAGGTGCGCGGCTTTGACACCAGCGCCTATCCTGAGGATTCGATCCTGTGGGCGGACCCTGCAACGCCTGGCGGCTACACGCTGGTCGAGCCGGACGGGCCGAACCTGAAGCTGCCGATTGCGGCGGTGATCAGCTCCGGCAACAACGGCACGATCTTCGTGCGTGCCAATACGGGGCAGAACCTGGCGGACTGCCATGACGTTGAAACCAGCAGCGCGCAGAACGGCGATGTGCTGACCTGGGATGACGCGCAGAACAGGTGGGAGCACAGGCCAAACCCACTGCGCAGCATCACGGTCGCGGGGCCGCAAGCGGGCGACAGCTTCACGCTGTTCCGCACGGTGGGCGACTCAGGGCTCTCCAGCGTGATTGGGCTGGTGTCGGGTGGCTCGGTGACCTACGAGCTGCGCTATGCGGCTGACAGGTCCACTGCGGGCACGCTGGCGACGGTCCCCGACACGGTGACCAATACCACCACCGGCGATGCTGCCACGGTGCAGAACCAGCCGATCCCGGCCGGCCGCTACGTCTGGGTGGAGATCACAGCGGTGAGCGGCACCGTGGATGAGTTCAACTTGTCCGTTGCGTTCTGACCTTAAACTGAACCCATAGCACAGGAGCCCACCGTCCATGGCGACCTTCAACAAGTTCAACTCGTTTGTGGAGGCGCTGGCCGAGAAGGTCCACAACCTCGGCACCGACACGCTGACAGTGGCGCTGAGCAACACGCTGCCGGTGAACACCAACACGCAGCTGAGCAACATCACGCAGATCAGCTACACCAACATCCAGAACGGCACGACCACGGGCCGCGACCTCACGGGCGTGACTTCGGCGCAGACCAGCGGCAGCTACAAGCTCGATGCCAACGATTTGGTGCTGACCGCCACCGGCACCGTGCCGACGTTCCGCTATGTGGTGCTGTTCAACCAGACCGCCACCAACGATGAGCTCATCGGCTGGTATGACTACGGCGCCACCGTGGACCTGCTGAACGGCGAAACTTTCACGATCACCTGGGACGCTGCTGGCATCCTGACCCTGGCCTGATAACTGACCTGGAGGCAGGGCAATGGCTGTCGCCCATAGTGCTGCCTCGGAGTCCCATACAGGGACAACAGGCTCAACCAACCAGGCGGCGTTCTCGTGGACGCATACGCAGACGGGCACGCCGCAGGGTGTGGTCGTTTTTGTGTCTACCTACGCGAGCGTCACCAGCCTCGTCACCAGCGTCACCTATGGCGGTGTGGCGCTGACGCGGCTTACGGGTGGTTCGGCGCAGGACGCGGCTGGTGAGTTAGGGCGCATGGATGCGTTCTTCCTGGGCAGTGGTCTTGGCACCGGCAACCAGACCATCACGGTCAACCGGACCAACAACGCCACCGTCATGTATGCGGCGGCAGCCACCGTCACCGCTGGCGCCAACACCGCAGTCCCCGAGGCGACCATTGTCCTATTGCAGGGCGATGGCACGCTGACGGTCCAGAGCGTTGATGACACATCCCCCGGCCAGAACAGCCTCCGCTATGCCGGCACCTACTCCGGCCTGAACGCACCACCTGCAGCTGGCACAGGCAGCACGCTGCTCAACTCAATCGACATCGGCAACTACGGCTCGGCACTGGTCCGCGAGACCACAGCCGGCCAGGGCGCCCGGAACGTCGGCTTCACTGGCGCCACGGATGACCGGGCTGCAGTGCACCTTGCCATCCGCGAGCTGGTGCCCCGCACCGAGACGCCCATCGTTGGCGCCTTCACGCTGACGGGCAACGACGCAGACCTAGCCAAGGCCGGCGTGCCGAAGGTGATGGATGGCGGCACGGGCGCCTTCACCTTCACCGGCAACGCTGCTGACCTGCGCCATAACGCGGTCATTGAGGGCGGCACAGGTGCGTTCACTCTGGCGGGCCAGCCGGCTGATGCCCGCCACAACGTCCGCATCGAGGGCGGCACTGGCGCGTTCACGCTGACGGGCAACGACGCCACGCTGGCCAAGGCCTCCGCCAAAGCCATCACGGCCGACCGGGGCCAGTTCACGCTGACCGGCAATGATGCCACCCTGAAGCAGGGCTATGCGCTGGCCGGCGACACGGGCGCGTTTGCGCTCACCGGCAACCCAGCCACCCTTGCCGACACCGACCGGATCGAGGCGGGCACCGGCACGTTTGCGCTGGCTGGCAACCCGGCCACCCTGAAACAGGGTTACGCGCTGGCCGGCGGCACGGGTGCCTTCACCTTCACGGGCAACCCGGCAACGCTGACCAAGACGGCAGCCGATGAACTGTCCGCCATCGCCGGCCCATTCACGCTGTCAGGCAATGCCGCCACCCTGAAGCGCAGCTGGTCGCTGGCTGGCGACCGTGGCGCGTTCACGCTGACCGGGCAAGCCGCAACGCTGGCCCGCAGCCGGCTGATGACCGGCGCCCGCGGCCAGTTCCTGCTCACCGGCAACCAGGCCTCGCTGATCGTCGCCCGCGCCATGCTGGGCAGCCGTGGCGCGTTCACATTCACGGGCAATCCGGTCACCTTTGCTGATACTGACCAGCTGGCCGCTGAGCTGGGCGCCTTCACCTTTACGGGCAACGCTGCGTTGCTGGCAAAATCCGGCGCCGGCGGCCGTCGCCGCAACGTGCTCATCTTCTAGGTGGTTCACGGGATTGCCCGCGACCAATTCACCGCCCGCCGCTAACCTGCACCCATGGCAACTCGACGCGAAACCATCCTCGCTGCTGTCCGCACGGCACTGACCGGCACCACCGGCGTGAGCACCCGCATCTATCGCAGCCGCGTTGAACCGATGGCCAGGGCCGAAAGCCCGGCGATTGTGGTTGAGCCGATCAACGACACGGCGCAGCAGAACACCGCACTGCCCACACTCGACTGGAGCCTGACGGTGCGGGTGGCGGTGATTGTCCGCGGCAACATTCCCGACCAGCTGGCCGATCCGATCGTGGAGGATCTGCACAGCAAGCTGATGGCGGATCTGACGCTGGGCGGCTATGCCATCGACATCCAGCCGCAGAGCGTTGGCTTTGAGATGGTTGAAGCGGACCAGCCGGCTGGCGTGATCAGCTGCGACTATCTGATCCGCTATCGCACCAACGTCGCAAATCTGGCCATTGCATGATGGCTAGGATGGATCAGAACTATGGCCAGGGCAGCAGCACCGGCCCCTCCACTCCAAACATTTGAGGATGTGAGCAATGGCTCTGCTTTCCCGCAAACGCCTGGTCCTGTGCAAATCCGAGGGCACCTACGGCGTGGACATCTCGCCGGATGGTACTGATGCCCTGCTGGTGCGCAGCCTTGAGGTGACACCGATCGAGGCTGATGTTGTCAGCCGCGATCTGATCCGCAACTATCTGGGCAACTCCGACCAGCTGCTGGCGCAGACCCGCGTCAGCATCTCGTTCCAAGTGGAGCTGGCCGGCTCCGGCGCTGGTGCCACCGCTCCCCGCTTTGGCAGCCTGCTGAAAGCCTGCGGCATGGCTGAGACCATCACCGCCGCGGCCGTCACCGGCTCGGCCGTTGCTGGTGGTGCAGGCACCATCACGCTGGCTGCAGGCGCCAGCGCTGTGGACGACTTCTACAACGGCATGGTGGTTTCGATCACCAGCGGCACCGGCAACGGCCACATCGGTCTGATCACCGATTACGTCGGCTCCACCAAGGTGGCGACGGTGCAGGCCTCGACCGCGACTTTCGTGCCCGGCGCATCCTCCGGCTACAGCATCGCCGCGAACGTGGCCTACCTGCCCGTCAGCACCGGCTTTGCCAGCGCCACCATCTACTTCAACAACGATGGCGTGCTGCACAAGATCACCGGCGCCCGCGGCACCTTCACGCTCAACACCAGCGTCGGAGAAATCCCGACCATCGACTTCCAGCTGACCGGGATCTACAACGCCCCGACCGATACCGCTGCACCTGCCACCACCTACACCAACCAGGCCACCCCGGTCATCTTCAAGGCTGGCAACACCAGCGCCTTCTCGATCCTCAGCTACACCGCTTGCTTGCAGTCGGTGTCGTTCAACATGGCCAACGAGACGGTCTACCGCGAGCTGGTTGGTTGCACCAAGGAAGTGCTCATCACCAACCGTGCCCCGGCTGGTGATTGCATGATCGAGGCGCCGACGATCGCGCAGAAAGACTTCTTCACGATCGCCAACAACGACACCACGGGCACGCTGACGTTGCTGCATGGCAGCACCGCCGGCAACCGGGTTACGCTGTTGGCGCCCAAGGTGGACATCACCAACCCCTCCTACGGCGATCAGGACGGCATCCAGATGCTGAACATCCCTTACGTCGCCATCCCGACCACCGCCGGCAACGACGAGATCAAACTCACCTTTACCTAAACCTGGAGCCTGCATGGCATTCGTCCTCAAGCAATCAGACACCTATTCTTGGCCGGTGACCTTTGACGTTCCCGTTGACGGTGGCCGCCATGACAAACAAACGTTTGATGCTTCGTTCAAGCGGATGCCTCAGAAATGGATCCGCGACATCGTCAAGCGGATCGAGGCTGACGAAGTGATTGATGCCGATGTTGCCCATCAGGTCTTGGTGGGCTGGTCTGGCGTGACCGATGACCAAGGCAAGGAAATCCCCTTTAGCCAGAAGGCGCTCGATCAAGTGCTTGATGTGCCAACGCTCGCTAGCGCCATCGTGCTGGCGTACTTCAACAGCGTTGCAGGGGTGAAAGTAAAAAACTGACCGATGCCGCCTGCCATTGGGCCGGCGGCGGCATTAAGGACGACACCCCCGACGATGCGGCAGTGCTGGGCGTCACGCTTGCTGATGACGTTCCAGTCAGTGACGACTTTGAGGTGTGGCCAGAAAACTGGGAGGTGGTGCAGATGTTTCTACGC